CGTTAGTGTGGCCTGTTTGTGGGGTATATGAGTTTTTGCCGATTGCGGCAATAGTCATAGCAGTACCAGAGGCTTGAGCTGTAAACGCAACGCCTGACAAATCCAGCTTGTAAACGTCCATGGTCAAGGCTGCTACATCAACCACAACGTATTTGCCGCGATCCGCTACTTCTGTCAAGTTGTTACACTCGATGATCATACCGACTTTGAAGCCATCGGTAATAAATGAACCAGTTGAGCGGGTAAATGTGGGTGACGTAGCAGCTACAGCGATAGTAGTTACTGATCCAGTAGTCGCACGGATTGCAGTAAAGTCTTTACGCAAACATGCTGCAATTAATTGGCTGTATTGGCCACACATCAACTCACCAGCAAGCGAACCTGTTGCGCGGCGTGTACCATGGCGCTGATCTGCTAATTGCTGGCTAGTCTTGATTAGACCAGATTGAAAGGTGTTTTTCTCGCCCTGAAAGTTGCCAGTCACGCGAGCATAAGATTGTGCAGAACCCGCCGAAGGCTTAGTGCCCCAAGTGGTTTCCTTTTTCATCACGATCTCTTTATTGATACCGTCTGCCATTTTGAAGCCCTCGAATTAGCCGAAAACCTCGGCATTAAAGTTTATTGAAACAGCCATCTTGAAAAACTTGCCATCATCGCCTAGCGTGGCTCTGCTCGGTGTTGACGTAATTCTAACCGTTTGCCCGTCATTTGTCATAGCCAAACCCCTGTAAAAATGGGCGACTAATAGATTTACTCTATCGTCAATCACAGAAGCGCCTTTGTTCATTGGGTAATGTAGGGTTACTTGCAATATTCCACGCTCAAAACGCCTAGAGCATCCTAAAGTCGTATTGTCTGGACTAGCCCACAAAATATTAACTCTTTGCCACGGCGTACCAACAACAGGCAAAAATTCCACATTTTCCCATGCGGTACTAATCGCAGGAGATAGCGCGTTAAGTCTATTTTCAAGCGCAACTCTGATTTTATTACTCATAAACTTGCCGCCGCTTGTCTTACGAAATCTCTAAACTCGATCACGGATACTCTCACCATGCCATTGGGAGCTTGGTTTCTCGACCATCCCTCGTATTCCAATCGGTAGGCGTATGGCAGCGAATTAGATATGTAAATCTTATCGCCCATGCTGTAATTCGTTGTAAGAGCCTTACGCATTGACTCGCCGCCTTGTGGGTCTGTGTTGCTTGTCACGCTCACATCTGGCGAGCCTATAGAGTAATTCCAATTCGCCCGAAATTGGCCGCCAGTGTAGCCGGCAGGCGCAGGGCTTGACCATGAATCCGGATCGCCTACGGGTGACTTGTTATCTATCGACTCTAACAACTTAAGGCTAGAAGCTCGCACAACATCGCGCGCACGATTGCCAGCCCTTTGAAGCAGTCGGGTGAAATCAACTTGGAACTGCTGAGGACTGTTAGCCATGCTATTTCCTCAAGGTTACATAATAAACACAGGCCAATCCGTTCACGTTTTCGCGGGTAGCGTCTACGATCATCCAGTCAGCGCCTTGGTATGTTAGTCGGTCATTGGTTTCAGGCTGAACCGAGCCGATAGTGCTAATCATTGCCAGCTTATCACCGGCCTTTACTTGAGTGCCGTCAACGTCTGAACCACTCGCATCTTCTTCATACATCGTGATCGCGTAGTTTGTCTCGGTGTTAGTCGTTGAGCTTGTGTCAGGGTCATATGTACCGGCGACAACTTTAATCAATGTGGCATCTGCCCCAAACTCTGTTAAAAGCTGGTGGGCGGTTGCTGCCATATCCGACTGAAAGCTCATACCCTGTTTACCCTGTGAAAGTTACCGCCGCCGTTTGTATATCCGCGCAATAACTTATCAACTAAAGGCCATTTTTTGCCACCGTCTTTGGTGTAATCTGAATAGCGCTTAGTAATCTTGCCCACCGTTTCCTCAATCACCGACCCATTGCTTAGATTAGGGGTTAGTGACTCAGAGCTTGCAATCAAAGCCGCTTCCATTTGTGCGACCTTTATGTCATTCGGTATTGCGTTGCTCAAAACATCGTAGCCGTCAACAATGACATTGTATCGCGGCCACTCTAGCGCCTGCGTGGATGTTGTCTTGACGCCTACGAATGCCTTTGTGTCAATGTACTGCGCAGCTTTGCGCAATGCGGCTTCTTTGAGTGCAGTGGTAGAAATCGCAGCCCACGCGGTATTTCCATAGGCTGCGTGATATGTGTCTGCCTCGGTCACGCTTGCGTAACTATCGGAATTTGCGCCGCCTACAGTCGTGTCGAGTGCCATGTGAATTACTCTTGTGGGGTTTCTTCGCTTGATTCTTGCTCAGTTGCTTTTTTCGTTTTCTTTGGTTTTTCAGCTTCTTGCTTTTCGTAAGTCCAGCCCATTTCCTGCACACACTCACGAGCGTCTACGCTTTGTTTCTCGTGTGCTGCGCCGTCTTTATCGTAAACAATCATAATAATCCCCAAGAAATAAGGGGGCTTTTACACCCCCGTATTATTAACGCTTAGCCAAGAAAGCTGAGAAGTTAATGCCTGTTGCAATCGTACCCGCGATAAGCGTACTCAAGCGAACATAGCGGAAAGTCGCGCCGCCTTCTTCGTTGCGGAACGGAACAACATAGCGACCAGAAGCCGATAATGCTGCGTCCATTGGCACAACTAGATTGCCGAAAACTTTCTTGGCAAGACATACGCTGCCGCTGTCCATTGCTGCGGCGTCTGAGCCTTCGAGTGATACGGTGTAGATTTCATTGCCACTTGCAATCTCGCAAGCGGTTAAGTCGATAACCAAAAAGCCATCAACTAAGCCATCACCCAAATCAATGATAGTGCCATCAGCAGAAGCCGCCAGCAAACCAGCGGTTTTAGCCACTAGAGCCGTATCGTAGGTGAACTGTGAATATAAGTTAGCCATGTTGTTAGCTCCTATTAAGCTGTGATTGCTGAGTCAGCAATTGACCATAGACGGGTAGCTGCGCGACCGTTGAAAGCTGCAAGGCCTGTGTACCATTCTACGCGAGTGCGATAGGTAGGTGCAGAATCAAGCTCGCCCAAGTCACGAACATCAATACCACCATTCTGCAAACCAATCACACCTTCTTCGCCTGCACTGATGATGTAGATTGAAGATGCGGTAGCAGTGCCAGAAGTGGCTGCCTCAGTGAAAGGAAGAATTGCGGTTTGGGTGTGATCCAAGTCAACGGTAAGAATCGGAATGTCGTTGTAAGCCATTACGCGCTGACCCAATTGGTTTTTATCCCAACTGATATAACCGCTCACTGAACTGTTGCGGGCTGCTGCTGCGAATTTGCGAGCCATTGCCTTAGACATAATCATATGAGTCGGGTTAAGGGTTTGGTCAATCGCTTCGTCGAGCTTAGCCAATGACAAGGCCGTACCGTTAGCAGTTGAACCTGCTGCGATTTTTTGCGAGCCAGTGATACGGGTCTGCAAGCCATCGAACTCTTTAGGATCGTTAGCGGTGTCACCCTTGATGAATTTAGCAGTCCAAGCCAATGCTAAGGCGCGAACCTTCATGGCTTCCTGCACTGAACGCTGATTAGCGCCCATGGTGTCAACGATGAATTTATCAACGTCCAAATCACCGCCAGCAATTACTAGGGATTCGGTCAATGGGTTTAATACGCCAGTTGACGCGGTATAGCCTTCGTTCACGCCACGGAAACCAACACCAGGCAATGAAGATTCGCGGTTATACTTAAGCGCGTTACCTTGGATTGAAGTAAAAGGCAGATTGGCGAGAATATCGCTTGAACCTGCGTATAATTCGATAATTGCTTGCTTTACGGCGTTTCCGCTTTCGAGTTTCGCAGCTTCAAGTAATGTTAAAGCCATTTTTTTAGCCCTCTATTAAGTTTGTGCCCTTGCAGCGGTTAGACGCTCCGTAGGCGATAGTTTAGATAAATCAGTTGTAGCTTTGCCGCCACCGCCCTGACCACCGCCGCCGCTGTTTGCTGGTGCTGCAACATAGTTTTTACCTATATCGCTGCCAGCCCACTCGGTAACGTAGTCTTTCAGCGCTTTATCGCCTACTTTGGCAACGCGGTTATCACCATCGCTTTCAATTTTCACATGTCGCTCAATTAAAGCCTTTGCACCGTCTAAGAGTTCTTTTTTAACTCCCGCCGCTGTCAATTCAGCCATCAAGCCGTTTTCAACAAGCAATTTAGAAGTAAAACCAGATTCAGATTCATGCAATTTCTTGAACTTATCCGCTTCTGCCAATGCGGTTTTATTCGCTTTGGTTGCTTCTGCCAACTTGGTTTCTAGCGCCTCGTTGGTTTCGCGCAATGCTTCAAATTCAGCCGGATCAATCTCGGAATTCTTACGCGCCTTTTTAAGCTCGCCCAAAAGCTCTTTGTTTTTCGCCGCCACCGCTTCGGCTTTCGCTTCTGCTGCCTCTACTGCTTTTGCGATCATTGCGTCAATCGCTGCTTGTTGCTCTGCTGTGAACATAGTTTGTCCTCTGGACGTTGTGGCCTCTGGCCGGAAGGTTTCGACCCACTGGGTCATAGCGTAATTCTATCACGATTCTATTACTAATCAAATTTTGCTAATTGGTCAAGCGTTAATTCACGGCCTGTGCCGCTTACCATGTCAGATAACGTGATTTTACCATCGCGCCATAGCTTAGCTTTGCCTTTGCCTAGGTAAGTGTCCTGCCACGATTCTGACTTATTAGAAAGGAATTGCTCGAAAGTGGTAGCCGCTGGAATCTGCCCGTCCATGCTTGCGCGTGTGGATGGCTTGAAGTCATCTATATCTAGCCCTAATTCTTTGAATGACTTGATAGGATAGCTCCACATACTCCTACAATTGAAATGGCGCGGAATTTCTAAGTATGGCTTTTTATTGCCGT